AGAATTATATATCCGGAAAGAATAAATGGTCGAATAAAATGTTGGAAACCATATAAAAATTATTTATGGTTGATACCTGAATATGCAGATTTTAAAATAACAGAACATGATACGCAGCTTAAATGGACTGAGATAGGTAGAAAATGGTTAATAGAATTTGTAGAGAACATTAAAAAAATAAGTTAAATCAAGAAGTTAAAATGTACCTTGAAAAGTAGATATTTAAAAATATAAAAGATAGGTGATTAAATGATAAAACAAATACTAAATAAAAGAGGTAGTCTATTAAATCTAGCAAGTGAGTATTTGACAGAACAAGACTACCTCAAGTTTCAAGGATGGTATACACATAGATATAGTAAACTGGATGCTTATGATGCTTCTATAAATGAATATTTAAATTATAAAAACGACAAAAAATTAATAACTTATGTATTTAATTTAAAATTTCAAGAAGCTCTCATAGAAATATAATATTACTAAAAATGGTGATTGAAATGAATTATAATTATGTAACTAAAATTGACTTGAAATATGGAAATACACAATTTGGATTTGAGAAATATAGCGATGCTTTAGATAAGTACAGAGAACTTAAAGAAGAATTTAAGTATGTTCCATGTATTATAAAACTTCATTCATATGTAGCACACCAAGATTTATATGTGAAAGAAATTAAAGCTGATGGTTTTGAAAAGAAATATTTAGATATTAAAAATTTAATAAAATTGTTTAAAGAACATAAACAAAATATATCAGATGAACTAAGTCTTTGTGATAAGAAAAAGGAAGAAGTATTACATGTAATAGAAGAAATGAATTTAGACACAGCTTCTTTAAGTGATAAGATTGATACCATTAAAGAATTAAAAAACACTTTAGCTAAGAGAAGGTTGGTTAAATATGAACTAAATAAATACTTTGCCTTTTGTAATACATTATATGAAATTGAAGAAGAGTTAAAAAAATATGAATCTAAATATAAACAAAAAGAAAATCAAGGAAAAAGCAGATTCAAAAAAAATAAAAAATAGGTGATTAGATGGAAGAATATCAATTTAACTTAATAAAAAAGCTTTGTGCTGAAAGGAAAATACACAAAGCTTGGTTTAGGAATATTGAAAAATGTGGTTGTGGAGGTAAATGTAATAAGAAAAATTGTAAGATGTTAGAAAAATTATAGGGAGGTACATATGGAAAATCAAACTGAATTAACAGAAAAAGATATAGAGAACACTTTAAGTGCTTTAAATATTATTAAATATATTTGTATAAAATCTAAACATTGCAAAAATTGTCCTCTTGGATATATGAAAAATCTTGATGAACATAATTGTATGCTATATGCATTAATAGACAGAGGGTTGCTACCATGTGATTGGAATGCAAAGAAAGTTACAAGATTGTTAGATGCAATAGTTGAATAAAATTAACAAAGAGGAGAAGATATATGATACATGAACTTAAGATATTACCTAAATATTATGAAGCTGTTTCAAATGGTTCTAAATCATTTGAAATAAGATTTAATGATAGAGATTTTAAAATAGGAGACACTTTAAAATTACAGGAATATATAGATGGTGTTTATACAGGAAGGAGTTTACAAAGAGAAGTATCTTATATACTTAATGATTCAAATTATATTAAAAATGGGTACATAATTTTAGGGTTAATAAATAACACAAATCATTATATGTTTAAAGTTGTAAGAGATTATAAAAAAGAAAATTATTTAATATGTAGACAAGGGAAAGTGTTCATAGGGTATATTCTTGGGAACTTTGCTTGTTGCAAGGAGTCTTTAGAACAATTTACTATACCATTAGAATATATAGAGAAAATAAGTAGAGTAGAATTTAAACCATTGTAATTAAAATCAAGATTTTAATAGAAAAGGAGTGATTAAAAATGAAGAAAAATCCAATAAGAATTAAAAAATGTGACTGTGGTGGAGATATATATGAACTTAATACACAATTAGGTACTATGTATCAATGTAAAAGCTGCGGGGAGATGTATAGATAGTGCTGAAATATTAGCTAAAGAAGATGAGGTGAAGTCAATGAGTAAAAAAGATAAGTTATCTATTTTTATAAGTTTAATATTAAGACATAAACCAGAAACTATTGGAATTAAATTAGATGACTATGGATATGCAGATGTTAATGAATTGATTGAAAAAATAAATAATACTGGTAGAAATATTAATATAGAAATCCTTGAGCAAATAGTTAAAGAAGATAATAAGCAAAGGTACAGTTTTAATGATGATAGAAGCAAGATTAGAGCAAATCAAGGACATTCAATTAATGTTAATGTGGAATTGAGGGAATTAGAACCACCAAAATATCTTTATCATGGAACAGCTACTAGATTTTTAGACAATATTAAAAATGAAGGTATTATTAAACAAAGTAGACTGTATGTACATTTATCAAGGGATATAGATATTGCTGTTAAAGTTGGTAAAAGACATGGTACGCCTGTAATTTTAAAAATTAATACAGGCAAAATGTATGAAAATGGTTATAAGTTTTACTTATCTGAAAACAATGTTTGGTTATGTGAGTATATACCATTTAAATATGTAGAGATTTTTGAGTAGTTAAATAAAATTATTCAGTGAAATAAAAAATGAATGAAGGTGTAATGAAATGAGCAGGTGTAAAGATTGTTTTTACTTTGAAAAAAACAAGATAGAAGAGAGTGGTATATGCAATAAGAAAGAAAAAGAAGTGTATAAAGAGAATAGAAAATGTGAATTTTATGAAAGTAAAAAATGGAAATCAATGAATATAGATGAATTTTGGATTGAAATGGAAAGATGGACAAATGAAAAAGTAAATAGGTATATAATATATTTTTCTGAACATGACAGTATTCAGATTGATATTGTCCAAGATATTAATAGACCTAATAATCCTACTGATGATGAAGTTATAGAAGAATATGTTGAAAATAACTACGGTTATGTAAAATATGAAGTTATTGATTTAGGTACTGTAGAGAACGTTAAGTTGTAAAATTAGGAGGGAATTAAATATGGAGAATATAGAATTAACACCTAGAGATTATTTTGAAGATATTAAAAATAGAAAGCAAAAAAATACAAATGAAAAGCTTGATATAATATATGAAAACTCTTTGATTCTTTTAAACAAATATATTGTAACTGGTCAAAAAAAGGGTGCTAAGAAATTAATGTTTTTACTTGAATGTATTGAAAAAGAAAGAAATGTAATAGAGCTGGGAATAGATACATTTGTGTATAAAGAAGATATAGAAAAATATATTGATGATATATCTAAAAATACAGTAAAAATAATAGAACTTGAAAATTATGAAAGAGAAATACCAGATGAAATAGTAGAAATAATAGAGAAAACAAAAGATATATTTGATAAAATGTATGTTTTGTTTACTGATTATACAGGTAAAATTACAAAGGAAATAAGCAAAGAGAGAAGAGATAAAGACCCAATACTATTTGGTGTTTTTTCAGATGAGAAAAGCAGAGCTATTGTAGATAGATTCTATTATCTTGGAGATTGGGAAGATGAGTATTGTGATTTAACATTAGAGAAAATGATAAATGATTATAAGAAAAAAGGAAGACAAGACATATTAAAACATATAATTACACCTAAATCATTAGATGAGTTAAAAAAAGAATTAGATTCTTTAGAAAAAAATAATGATACATATAAGCAACTTGCCAATATAAAGCCATTACCTACTACAAAAAACTCTAGTGTAGAACCACCTAAATTAAATATATTTAAAAAAATAAAAAATAGAGTATTTAAAAATGAAAAGTAATGTTGATTTAACAGAGAATAGGGATTTTAGAGCTGTAAGAGGAAGAGGCATCAATATTTTAGGTATCGAAGATGCACCAAATAGAATGTTGAATGGTTTTAGTGATTTTGGAATTGGACGTCTTTATGGTAAAAATTTAGAATTTGAATTTAATAAAAATGAAGTATTTTTAACTGGAAATGCGAATGATAGAGAGGAAAAAAAGTTTCTTATACTTTGTGAAGAAAATAAGGTGTGTGTCAGATGTGGAGATGAATTAAAAGAGAGATGGGATAAAGTAAGCATAGAACTATGTAATAAATGTTATGAAATGTTAGATGTTGAGTATAAAAATAAAAAGATAATTAGAGAATTATTTTTTAGAGATAGAGATGTAAATATAGAGTTACTTTAAGAGGTATATAAGAAAAATAAGTAGAGGAGGAATTTATATGAAAGATGTTTGGTTATATAGTTGGGATGATGAATGTTTTAGAAGTGATGAATACGAAAGTAAAGAAGAAGCTGTCGAGGCAGCTAAGGAAGAACTTAAGAGGCTCGGAGAAATTAAACGATGGGTTTATATTGGAAAAAAAGAAGAAGCTGATATTCCCGACATAGATGCAAAAGATGCTTTAGAATGTATTCAAAATAGAATTGATGACGAATACGGAGAATATGGAGAAGATTGGTTTGAAAATAT